CAGGTTTCGACCCTGTTCTAATCAGTTTGATCCGTCGTTCAATGCCTAACTTGGTCGCATATGACCTAGCAGGTGTTCAACCAATGACTGGTCCTACTGGACTAATCTTTGCAATGAGATCCAAGTTCAAGACTATGGATGGAGCAGAAGCACTATTCAACGAAGCAGACACTGGATTCTCAGCAACTGGAAAAGACGCAGGAACATCTGGAATTGGTAGTTCTTATGTTACTGGATCTGACGGAAGAAACGTTGGTTTCGGTACAACAAGTCAGCAACCTTTCGATGCTGCCACAGGAAATCCTGGTCTATTAAACCCAACTTCAGGCGCACCTGGCAACCAGCAAGCATATAACACTGGTACAGGTATGAACACTGAAAACTCCGAAGCACTCGGAGATGGTTCAGGTCCAGATTTCAACGAAATGGCATTCTCAATCGAGAAGGTCACAGTTACTGCTAAGACAAGAGCACTAAAGGCAGAGTATAGTTTAGAACTAGCTCAAGACCTTAAGGCAATCCATGGTCTTAACGCAGAGGCTGAATTAGCAAATATTCTCTCAACAGAGATTCTTGCTGAAATCAACAGAGAAGTCATCAGAACAATCTACAAGGTCGCAGAACCAGGTGCTGCTACAAACGTTGCACAAACAGGTACATTCGACTTAGATATCGACTCAAACGGTAGATGGTCAGTTGAGAAGTTCAAGGGACTTATCTTCCAAATGGAAAGAGATGCAAACAGAATTGCACAGAGAACTCGTAGAGGAAAGGGCAACATGATCCTTTGCTCCGCAGACGTTGCTTCTGCTCTAACCATGGCAGGTGTATTAGATTACACTCCAGCACTTAATGCTAACCTTAATGTTGATGACACAGGCAATACATTTGCTGGTGTATTACAAGGTAAGTACAGAGTGTACATCGATCCATATTCTGCAAACAGCTCAAGCACACAGTACTATGTGATGGGTTACAAAGGAACATCTCCTTATGACGCAGGATTATTCTACTGTCCATACGTTCCACTACAGATGGTACGTGCTGTTAACGCAGGAACATTCCAGCCAAAAATTGGATTTAAGACTCGTTACGGTATTGTTGCTAACCCATTTGCTGAAGGAACAAATACAACCGATACAGGTCGTATCAAGGCAAATACTAACCGTTACTATCAGAGAGTTACAGTTAAGAACCTTATGTAATGTTCATTACATATTTTTCAGAGAGACCCCACAAGGGTCTCTTTTTTTGTGTATAAATACTCATATGAAGGATATGAAAGCAGCTAAAAAAATAATTAAAATTGCAAAATGTTGTCCTGAGTATTACTCAGATGCTGAAGTAAGTTACGCAAAAATTATTAAAAGACGAATTAAGCATCTTAACAAGGAGTCTAAATAGTTAAAAAACTGATGAAACATTTTAGCAAATTTATGGAAGATGTAGACTCAATTGGCAAACCTGAGTCAAGAGTCGATGTCGCTAAAAAAAGATTTGAAAGTCAGAAACAAAAATCAAAAGAAGAACTTTTGAAGACCAGAGAAAAATCAGTAAAAAAGGTTCCAAGTGTGAAAACAAAATTAAATAAACAGGTAACTAAATTAAATAGAATGGAAAAGGAGGAAGACTAATGGCATTTCATCTAAAAAGACCAGGATCAATCTTGAATGCGGGATTTGATGTCATGTATTATAAAGGTGATAACAAGTGGACTAATACGTATAGTGAAAGAAAAACTTATACAAATCGTTCTGAGTTAGAATCTTTAATTGCACCTACCACCAGAAGAATAGGTGATAAAGACGTATCAAATGCTAATGGAGCTTTTAAGAATAGCACTATTGTGAGTGAGTAGTCATGGCAAGAATATATGCAAATCAAATTGAAAATCGTAATTTCTTATCTCCTATTGGATTTAAGTTTACATTGACAAAAGAACCTAAAGTAACTTTTTTTTCAAACTCAAGTCGAATACCTGAGATTTCACTCGGTACTGCTTTACAACCAAGTTACCTCAAAGATATTGACGTGCCAGGTGATAAGTTACAGTATGGTGAATTCTCTCTTAGATTTTTAGTTGATGAGCAACTTGAAAACTATATGGCAATCCATAATTGGTTGTTAGGACTTGGATATCCAGAAACAACTGAACAATTTAAAAAAGCAACAACCGATGAAGAAGGTTTAAGAGATCGAGAAATAGTCTTTAGTGATGGCAATCTTCATATATTGAATAGTAATTTCAGACCAACTGCTATTGTAAAATTTAATGATTTATTTCCAATAAGTTTATCATCTCTTGAATTCGAAGCAACAGATACAGATGTCAACTACTTTACAGCAGAGGTCATTTTCAAGTATACTGTGTATAATATAGTAGCACCCGACGGAAGAACACCTTTATGAATCTTGAACAAATTCAGGAAATGTGGGAAAAAGACTCACATATCGATCCTGATAATCTACATGATGAATCATTAAAAACTCCTCAATTACACGCAAAGTATTATACAGTCTATAATACAATTACTCTCATGCGTGAAAAGGCAAGAGAAGCAAAAGCAAAAGTCAAACTTGAGAGATACAATTATTATACAGGAAAGGCACCAGCAGAGGTATACGTGCAAGATCCATTTCCGTATAAGGTAAGAGAAAAAGACGCAATACAGAGGCATTTAGATGCCGATGAGAGGTTAAGTAAGGTTGAGATGAAGATTAAGTATTATGATGCCACGTTAAAATACCTTGAAGAAATCATTCGCAACATTTCAAATCGTACATATCAAATAAAAAATGCCATTGAGTGGCATCGTTTTCAGTCTGGATTTAACTAGCTAAATAAATCAAATGAGCATTTATAATGTCACATTTGATTATATCAAAGAAAAATGAAGTTTATCTTAAAATAGACTCGGAACCTCATGTGTACTATGAGTTGTCTGATCAATTTACCTTTGATATTCCAAATGCAAAATTTTCACCTGCATACAAAAAGAAATTCTGGGACGGTAAAATAAGGTTATTTAATACGCAGAAGGGGGAGATATATGTTGGATTATTAGATAAGATAATACAATTTTGTAAAGATCATAGATATACTTATGAATTTGTTGATAGTGAATATTACGGTCTTCCCTTTGAAGTCAATGATATGATATCATTAGAGGGTGTTAAGGATTATATGAAATCTATTTGCAACCATCAACCCAGAGAGTATCAGGTAGATGGAGTATACGACGCCTTAAAACATAATAGAAAATTATTGATATCTCCAACTGCTTCTGGAAAGTCATTGATGATATATTCAATTGTTCGATATTTCGTTGAAAAAGGGAAAAATATATTGATAGTTGTACCGACGACTTCCCTTGTAGAACAGATGTATAAAGATTTTGCAGATTATGGGTGGAATGTAGGTTCATATTGTCACAAACTATATGCTGGAAAAGAGAAAAAAACAGATTCTCAAGTAATGATTACTACTTGGCAATCGATTTATAAACTACCAAAACAATATTTTGAAAGATTTGATGTAGTTGTTGGGGACGAAGCTCATCAATTCAAATCAAAATCATTAGTATCTATAATGACAAAACTTTTAGATACCAAATATCGTTACGGATTTACAGGAACATTAGATGGATCACAGACACATAAATGGGTATTAGAAGGTTTATTTGGACCTTCTTACAAAATTATTAAGACAGATGAGCTTATGAAGAAGGGACATCTTGCAAAATTAGATATCAATGTTCTCCTATTGAAACACCCACCAAATAAATTTGAAACTTTTGAGGATGAGGTTCAGTATATAATTGGTCATCATCGTCGAAATAATTTCATCAAGAACCTTGCTCTTGACCTAAAAGGTAATACTTTGATATTATTTGCTAGAGTTGAGGGTCATGGTGAACCTCTTTACAATATGATAAATAATAGTAATCTTATTGAAAAACGTCATGTCTTTTTTGTTCATGGTGGAGTGGATACCGAAGACCGAGAAAAAGTTCGAGAAATCACTGAGCAAGAGAATAATGCTATTATCGTTGCCTCGTACGGGACTTTCTCAACTGGGATTAATATCAAAAATTTA